GCGGCGACATGGCCCCCGAGCTCGGCGCTGGCGCCGGCGGAGGCGGTGGCTGCCCGCCGCCGCCCGTGGGCGGGGCATTGGTCGTTTCCGCGCCGAGCACACCGCCGGGCCGGAATTGCCCACTAGTCGGCGCCGGGGGCGCGGGCGGAGGTGCCGGGGCACCTGGATACGCGCTGTACGGGGTCGGCGTGGGCTGCGTCGGTGGCGCTTGGAGCCCGCTTCCGTAGCCTGTCCAATCGATGCCGGTGCGCTGCAGTTGGGGGTTGCCTTGCTGCGCGCGTTGGCCGGCGAGCCACGTGTAGAAGTCCGCGCCCGCGCCGCCGCCTCCACCGCCTTGTCCGAGGAAAGACAAGTCAGGCGCGTCGACAGGAGGAGGTGCCGCCGTGCCGTTCGCCGCCGAGATCTTGTCTTTGATCCCTAGAATGTTCGAAAACGTAGGGGCCGAACCGGTATCGTTCACGCCGCCGAGACCATGTCCGCCGCCGAGGTATCTCGGGTCGCCGCCGACTTGGCGGCTGATGTCGGTGAAGATCTGCCCCTTCTCGCCGCCGATGGTGTCGCCGAGAGGCTTACCAAGAGCGCCCATGATGTCCTGAAGCGGGACGCCGCCTCCCGGGCCGCCGATAACGCCGGTCTGCCCCATCCCGAAGTTCGTGTTGAGGCCGGTGTTGCCCGCGGCCATCGACATGGGGAGTCCGCCGGCGAAATTGTTCCACCAGCTGTTCATCATGTTTTGGCGAAGGATGTCGTTCTGCACCGCGGCCGAGTCGCCGTACCGAAGCAGGTTCAGGCGAGCGTCGCCAAGCTCGCCACCGCCGCCGGGGCCGCTCCCGCCTCCACCCTCGCCCGTTCCGCCTCCCTGCCTTTCGTCGATGGCCACGGTCTACACCTTCGCCGCGTTGACCATTCGTTTGTCGAACGCGCCTTTCTTTACCCCTGCCATGAAACCGAGCCCACGCAACTTATAGCCCTGTCCCGTCACGGTGGACGCGACGCCGGCGCTCTCGCCATCGACCACCTTGACCCGCATCGACTGGAGCTTTTGGCTGGTGAACGTCACCCGGATTTGCTCACGCGGAAGCGCCGCAATCTGGTCGCCCGTGAGCGCGGAAACTAGCGGCGCCGTGACGGTGTCGTAGTTGACGCTGGTCGTGATGGTTACATCGTGGGGATCGAGGCTCGCCGCCAGAAGCAGCGCATTTCTGACACGGGCGATCCCCTGCTTCCCTGCTGGCGCGATCCACGCGAATTCAATAGTCATCGGCGCGAAGCCGCTCGGATCCATGAATGGCTCAACGTCTGTCGAGAGCTTCTCTCGGTAGACCGCGCCCGCCGCCGTGGCCCAGTAGTACCGCCCGCCGACCACGATCGCGTCGACGGCCGCTACGCTCCCGTCGTTCGTGTGCGTCGTCCAGCGCTTGGTGCCGTAGTTGAGGACGACCTTTTTCCCCGTGTCGAGCTCGAACCTGACTTCGCGCGCGTCGGCCAGCATGGCGGCCGCCGTCACGTTCGCGGCGGCGTCGACGTAGGTCTCGACGGGAGCCCCGAGGTACGCTGTCTCCTCGCCTCGGACAAGGATTTGGATCCCCTTGCGGTTGCGGTACATCGTACCATCGCCCATCTGCACGGCGCTCCGCCAGTCTGTCGCCCCCGCGTCCGTGTTCATGGGGAGGGCCGGAGAAAGGTCGTTGGCCTGACCCAGCGCGTTCATTCCGGACCCGTAGATCTTGAAGATTCGGTCGGACTTGAAGACGACGAGCTTGTCGTCCATCGACGCAATGGCCGTGATGTCCCCGCCGGCGTCGACGCGCACTTGCTGGAGGCTCGAGAACCACGGCGCTTCTCCCGGTCCGAGCTCGCCCGAGTAGAAGAGCACCCGTCGGTCCGCAGAGGAGATCCCCCAAATGCGATTGCGGTGCACAAGGAATTGTAGCGACGCGGGCGGCGGCTCTCGATCCAGCACACCGCCGTCTGTGTAGAGCACGCGGTTGCTCGAAATGGTGTTGTCGTGCGCCTGGTCCACGTAGGTGTTATTCGCCAGCGCCGCGTTCATCTGGACGGACGCGACGTGCCGGTAGGTCGTTCCACCTGCGAGCGTCCGAAAGACCGCCACGTTGCCCATCGCGGACACGTTGGCGCCTAGGTGTGTGAGCGTAAGGTTGTCGAATTGCAGGGTCACCTTGCCGAGCCCCGCTCCCGCCGAAGTCGTCGCCTGCACGGGAACGGCCGTCGTGCTCCGATCGGTGTTGCCCGACGCGTCCGTGAACTCGAAGACGAGAACGTACGAGTACGTCCCGTTGTCCATACCCCCCGCGCCCACCGCTCCCGGCGTCGCCGCCGTGATCTCGGGGTAAAGAAGGAAGTTCATCTCGACGGGCATGCTTCCATCGAACTTCGATCCAACACCTGCCGAAATGAACGCATCCCCGATCGCCTCGACGTTGCGAAACAGCGTCGCCGCGGCATAGTCGACCCCGAACGTGGACCACCCGGCGCGGGGCGTCGACGTCGAGAGGTACTTGTAGGCGATTGCCCCACTGAAGGCGTACGCGTTCGTGCCCACGGTGTCGACGTCGGTAAGCTGCCCCGTGATCTGCGCGGACTTGTACGCGCCACGGTAGGCGTGCATCGCCGACGGGTAGCAGAATGGCGCGCCGGAGCTCAGCGGGAGCCGGACCGTGAAGAAAGTGTACTGGAGGCTGTAGGGCGCCCACACGTTGAGCGCCTTGAAGCTCGTCCCGTAGTCCGCGTGACCGGCGAACGGCTTCGACGCCAGGGCCACGTTGAAGAGCGGACCGCGAAGCGCACCGACGCCGCCTGCGCTGTCGATCTGGACCCATTGGATCTTCTGCTTGTTGAGGCCTGACGCGGCCCTGTCCCACACGCAAAGCACGTGCGTCGCGTCCACGCGCGTGAGTCCCACGTTGACGCCCACCGGGGCGGTGACGTTCTCGACCATGAACGGCGCCACCGTTTGGGCCGTCGTCGCGACGTTGAAGCATGCGGCACGAACCCCACCGGCCGCCGTGCTGTGGTAGATAATCGCGCCGAATTCGCCCGTGGTTCCGGCGATGGCGATTCCACTGTCTGGCACCTCGGCGCTCATGACGGTCGGCCCGGCCGCGAAGGTCGACGTGGAGACCGTAAGCAGACCCACGCGCAGGTTCGGCGTGTTGGACTGCCACACGACGAGGACTTGGGTGCCGTTGAGCGGGCACACGTCCAGGAACGGATTCGTGGCGCTCACGTTCGCGCCGCTCACGAGCGTGGCCGTCGCCGCGACGGTCAGGTTGGCCGTATCGACGACGATGCTTTTGAGAACCTGCGTGGTGTGCGTGTAGACGATGGCTACGAGGTTGCCTGCTGCAGCGGCATGGAGGAACGAAACGCCGATGTTGTCCCCGATGCTCTCGAAAACAACCTCCCCGGTCGACTGTCGCTCAAGCCGCACGATGAGGAAGGACCCGTCCACGAACGCGTGCACCGTGATTCCGTTCGTCGTGCACCGCGTCCCCTTGGTGATGTCGGCCGTTTGGTTGAGGTGGATGTTGGTCTGCGACGTTTGGGCATCGCCCACGCCCGCCGCCCCGCCCCCGACGATTCCGAACGACTGTCGCCACGTGGCGAGTCCGTCAAAAACCCAAAGCCTGCCCCTCGTTCCGACGGCGAAGAGCTGGTTCGAGCGCGAGGCCAGGCGCATGATGGTCTGGCCGGGCCCCATCGAGGTGTAGCCCTTACGGTGCTCGTACACGCCCGGCGTATCGGCCGAACAGTTGTCGGCGATCGTGAGTGCGCCCGGCGGGAGCGACGTCGCATCGGTCGCCGTGTCGAGCGCCCCGATCGGAACCTCGAAGTAGCGGAGGTCCATTACCAGACCTCCAGGCTCACCGTGACGGCCGCAGAAGCGCGGAGGACGAGCGACGTCGCGTCCCAAGAGATCCGTCGAACCGTGGCATCGTTGCCCGTTAGGTCGGTGAGCGCCCACCCCACCGGAGTGCGGCCGAGTTTGTGCGAAACCGTCGTGTTGGCCGCCCCCACGAGCGCTTGCCCCCTCACCGCAACGAAGTCGTGGCGAGGGTTCGCTAGAAGACGGTCCAGCGCGCGTCCCACGTTGTCTTGCAGCGTGAGCACGAGCCGCGCGAGCGCGACCGCGGATTCGATGGCGCCGGCCGTAAGCTGGACACGGGCGAGAGGCGGCACCATCAGCGCCACCTAGACGGCATCATGCGGCGGCCGATCGGCCAGCCGCGGACGTCTTGCGCCCGCATCGGCTCGGAGTGGTCGCGCGTCGCCGTCGAGATGATGTCGCGCTTGATCTGCTCCAGCCGCGCGAGCGCCACCGTCGCGTCGCTCTCTTCTTTCTGGAGGAACGTGGCGACGACGTACCACACGGGGTACTCCTCGAAACCGGCGTATCCGTCCCACGTGCCGCCGGCGCCGCTGTCTGCCGAGAAGCGCGCCGGAGCCTTGACGTACTCGCACTTGATCGTGTGGACCGCCGTGGGCGTCGGAACGAACCGGAAGGCGCCGTCCACGAGCGAATAGCGCACATTGTCCGCCGCGAGGCTCCCGAGCCACCCTTCACCCTGCGCGTAGTCCTCCCCCTCCACGGGCATGTAGCGGCGGATCGGCACCTTGATGCCGCTGCCCTGGTCCCACCACAGGGCCAATAGCTCGTAGAAGTCCGCGGGGAGCGGGATGGTGTCGACGCTGGCCGTCGTGGACAGGTTCGTGGCCGTGCGGAAGTACTCGTACCCGCGCGCCTGAACGATCAGCCGGTAGAGGGACGCGATGCCGGCGTCGAGCTCTTCGTTGATCTCGGTGTCCGTGACGAAGTTCGCGTCGGGCCAGTCGCCCTTGGAGCGGACCCACCCGCGGAGCTGTGCTCTCGTGACGGTGCGCGCCATGGGCGGACCCCGTTACTCGTCCATGCAGAGGTGGATGACCTTCGCGAGCTCTTCCCCAGCCGTGTCCCAATCCCCGCCGCTGGCCGCCTCGAAGAACGCCTTCGCGCCGTCCGCCTTGGCCTTGCGGTAGTCCTCGTCGGACATGCCGCCTTCGGCGCGTTCGTCGCCGTCGGGCTCCTCCTTGCCCTTGTTGAGCAGGAGGAGCCCCACGCCTTCGCGCGACGGCTTCTTGTAGGCCTCGGAGGCCATTACGAGATCTCCGAGTTCTTCAGCACGGCGACGAAGTGAACCCAGTTGTTCGCGTTGGAGACGATCTCGGTGGGCGCTGCGCCCGCGAGGTTCTCCAAAACGAACGTCTTGGCCGTGGTGACGTCGAACGCGCCACGGCCCTGGATGTTGCCGTCTGCCGCGGCATTGAGCTGCGTCATCCCGATGACGGCCGCGAGGCTCGGGAAGCCGTCCTCGAGCGTGATCGTGTACTGACCCACGTTCGTGCGAGCGACCGACCAGCCCTTGCTGCCCCGGTTCAGGGTGTTGTCGATGGCGCCGGCTCCGTTCGGACGAAAGGAGCCAGCGATCACCGTCGCGCCCTTGAGCAGGGCCTTCACCAAATCGAAGCTGCGCGATGCCATGGCTTATGCTCCGAAGTTGGTAACGACCATGTTCCACCCGGGAGCCTCGCAAGCGAGCTGCCAGAAGGTCACGATCCGGTATTCGTGCGCGTCGGCCGCCGACTCGCGCACCATCTGCCCGAGGCCGTCATCGTCGATGAAGCCGGGGCACGGACCGAGGTGGTGAATCTTCCACGTGTCGAGCTGCAAGAGGTACAGCTTGTTGCGTGGGCAGTTCGGATCCGGGATGAGCTTGATGTCCCCGTTGGGCCCCGGAATCGTCACCGCCTTGAAGCCGACATCGGGGATGTCGGTTTCGACGTCCACCATCACTCGGGCCTGGAGGGCCTTCACGACGTTGGCGAAGTCGCGGTTGTTCAGGAACCCGTGAGTCGGGCTCCCGCCGTGCACCGCGAGGCGATGAGGCGCCTCGATGAGGGCCTCTTCGATGGGAACGCCAGCGGCGTTCCATCGAGCTCCGCCGAGCCGCGTAACGTCCGACGTGCGATCGACGCCGAAGAAGAGCGTGGCGCCAGGGGCCGCGTCGGGCACCCAAGCCGAAAGGCCCTTAATCTTGCCGTTATAGTCGCCCTTGCGGAAGATGAAGTCCGAAGCGACCACCGCCGCGATGCCGGCCGTCCAGTTGCCGGTTGCCGTGATGGTGCCGAGGTCTCGATCGACGCCCGCGATGGTGACCGTGGCGCCGGCGGACCGAAGTCCACCACCGCCGGTGCCATCGTCGGCGGACGCTTGCAGGAGCATCCCCTTCTCGAAGTTGACGATCTGCGAGATGTCCGCGAGCGTGATCGTCGGCGTACCGACGGCCGAGCCCGAGGAGATGCGCCCGATCGCGCCTCCGCCGTTCCCATACAAGCCTGCCGCGAACGCGCGGCCCATCTTGTACATCGAGGAGTCGACTTCGGTCTTGAGCGCCTTGACCAGCGCGCCCTTATTCGAGCGAGACGCTCGAATGACCTCCGTCGTGAGCCCACCGACCGCGTACTCGCTGGCGCGCGTGATGGTGAACTTCGCGTAGTTCGATCCGCTCTTGCCGGCCTGCGCGTTCGTGAAGTCGATCGCGTCGCCGGTCGATCCACCGTACTTGGTGGAGATCGTCATGTTCTCGCCCTCGAAGTCGTCTTCCTTCGAGAGCAGGGCGAACAGCGGGTTCTTCGGGTAAAGAACCGCTCCAAGCCCGTCCGGATAGAGGGTCTTCAATACCGGCGAGTACGCCGATACGTTCAATGCAGCCATGGCCGAGGCTCCAGGCCACCGGCCGCCACTCCGCTATGCGATGAGGGTCAGCCCGGTAGCAGTTTGATGGCTGCCTCGATGCGCTCGCGCTCCGTCATCTTTCGAGACGGGGCGGCTCTCTCGGCTGCGCCACCGTTGGTCAACGTTTTTGGCGCTTTTGGCGCTGCAGTATTCGCCGACTTAACGGCGCCGTTGACCTGCCCGGCGTCCCCTGTGGGGGGCTGCGACAGTCCAGATTGACTGTCAACAATTTCTTTATAGTACGCCTGGTACTGTATGTCCAGCTCGCGCGCGATCTCCGCGTCGCTGGGCATGCGCTGATGCTTCTGCGCGAGGGAACGCGCCACCGCGGCCGCGTCGGTCAGGACGGTCTGCTCCCCGTACTTGCGGAACGTGTACGACGTGGCCTTGTGCTCGTCGGACGTGGCAACGCGGAGGAAGGCGCCGAAAACCTCGCGCGCCTGGCGCTCCTCGGCGCTCTTCTTCTCCGTCTCTTCCTTTTCGGTCAGCTTCGCCTTGAGTTCCTCGACGTGGCGCTGCAGCGCGTCGAGCTTCGCGTCCGGCTTGCCCTCGTTGAGGTAGGCGTCCGCAAACTTTGAATACTCGGTCGAGAAGTCGCTCCCGTGCTCGGCGGCCACCTTGGCCCAGTACGCCTTGGGGTCCTCGCGGAGCAGCTTCTTATCCGCCTCCCAGGCCGCGAGCTGCTTCTCGACGTCGGCCACGCGCGATTCTCGCGCCGCGAACGCCTGCTCTCGTTTCTCCAGCTTGTCCTTGCGCGCGAGAAAGGTGCGCCACTCGGCGCTTGTGACCTTTCTTTCAGGTTGCTTCTCTTCGGCCGCCGTCTCCTCGACTTCGCCTTCGGGCGCCGCATCCGTCTCCGTGGCGGGCGCGTCCTTCGCCGGGTCGAACGGCTTCTTCTCGATCTTCGAGAGCTCGGCCGCCGCGGCGGCGATGCGCTGGCCCTCAGTCATCTTGCCGCGAGCGGGACCGGTCTTCGCTTCCGGCGCGGGCGTGGCTTCTGTGACGGACGTGGGTGCGCCTGCTTCGGGCGCGGCTGCTTCAGTGTCGGGCATGGCCTCTCCTCTTTTTGCGGCGCTCCTCGGCATCGAGAGCGCGGCGCTGGCGCCGATTGACGGGGATCTCCACGTCCCCTTTCCGGGTCGGC